GTAAAGAAGTTAGTTGCAGAAGTAGGTGCATAAGGATCGACATAAACTTTGAATCGACCATTAAGAGTACCAACCATTGTAGCACTGGAATCATCAGGATGAATATCATTGCCTGTTGGAACACCAGATAGTTGTCCAGCCATTGCCAATGCAGACGCAACATCAGAAGAAGTAATAAGAATATTACCTTTTCCTCTACGTGTGGCTTTAGCAATTGCGTTAGCTTCGCGCTCGATTTGGAACATCAAGCCTTTGAATTTTTCTACTGACCAACGACCATTAGAATCAGCATCTAAGTCAAATGTTCCAGCTGTCGCAGTATTGTGTTGTGCGCCCTCTTTTGCATTTGTATAGATAGTCCTCATAACTTCGCGGTTAATTTCAGCAAGAACTTCACTTGAAAGAATGTTTGACAATTCTGTTTCAGCATCTAAACCGTGAACGGCTTTAAGATCCTGTGCCAATTCCATTGTGTACTCTGCTTTGAGTGCACGTGACTTAGCTGTAACAGTTACTTTGTCAATGTTGAATGCCATCTCTGGGAACGTAACGTCCTCAGCTGCGGCTGTAGTCATACCAGTACCGGTTGTGGCCTGCATGGTTCCGTCTTGGGCTCCATGATTTCCTGCTCCGGTAAAATCGGTATCAGCTTCATTGGTTAAAGCTTCGGTTCCTTCTTGTGATGTATAGCGGGATCTCATTGCAAAGATCAATCCAGTTGGGCCGTTCATTGGCTGTACGCCACAAACGTCATAAGCAACGAGATTAGGCATTGCTCTACGAACCAATGAAATGAGAACAGGATCAACATAGTTGATTTCCCCGTCACCCATATTATTGGCATGAGCCTCCGAGATATTCCCAAACATACCGCCCTCTTGGCCGGCGGACTCACGCATTGCTATTTCTTGGTTCTCTAAGAGAACTGCTGTAACAGCCTTACGATAATTGTCCTTAATCTTTGGGAGATCCTCATGATCAAGTACTGGACCCCACTTCTTTTGAAGGTCTTCAGATAGGTACATTTTTTTCTCCTAAAAGGTTAAAATTAAGTGTGATAGCGACTTATCGCTGAAGTATAATATTTCATGTTTTCATCGAGTTTTACAGGTCTTTCTTCGTCTGTAGTCTCAATGTTCTCATCAGTTTCAGTAATTTCTGATGTTACGGCATCGCTCTTAGGAAAATAACTTTCTTTCAGAACGGATAATTTTTCGGTATATTGTTCTGTATTTTCAAACTCAATACCTTCTGCTAATTTTGCAATTTTTTCGGTTTCAGTATCTGCCAAATCCTTTGTTGCTTCCTTGAGAGCATCTTCTTTCTTGAATTGTGCTAATTCTTTCTGAAGTTCAATTCCACGATTGATTTCTTCATCTAAAGAGGACTCAAGATCATCAACTTTTGTAAATAAGTCGTCAACCATGTCAACTTTCTCTTCAGGAATATCAATGTAATGCTCGGAGAAAAGAGTTTGAAGTCCGGACATGAAATCTTCAACCAATTCAGAACGAATTCCTCTTTCGATTGCCAATTCATTTTCCTTCATCCACTCTTCAACAACATAAGTGAGATAACCATCGACCTTTTCAGTAAGTTCTTTTTGGAAATTTTCACTATGAGCTTCTTGTTCTGTCATGTGTAATTTTTCAATTTCCTCAACTTTCTTATTAACTTCTTCGATGACTTTAGCTCTAACTGCAGCTTCAAAGATAGTTGATGATTTTTCTTTAAACTCGTCAGTAAGAGTATCTTCACCCTCAACTAATGCGGCAATATCATCTTTAACATCGATCTTTAGATCCTCTGCCTTAATTGCTGCTTTAGTACGCTTAGATTCAGATGCTTCTTCTTCATCATCATCTCCGTCTCCATCACCATTTTCTGTGATAGACAGAGCTTTGACGATCTGTTCATATTTTGCCGATAACTGATCTTTTTTCAGTCCGTTAGCAATTTCATAAACAGATTTCAACATACCATTTTTAGTTTTTGGTACAGCTGACTCAAGCTTAGTTTTAGTACTAGGGATAGTCTTCTCTCCCTTTTCAGCGGTTTTAAACTTAGCTTTCTTGTCGCGTTCAAAGTCTTGTGATTCTTCGACATCTTCATCGTCTTCATCATCTCCATTTTCCTCGTCAACATCCTCTTCGTCACCTTTACCTTTTTTGGCATCGATGGCTTTTTGAAGCGCAGGAGGTAAACTTCCTTCCTCTACCTCATCCTCTTCTGGTTCGTCTGAAGAATCTTGTTCAACTTTCGCTTTTGCTTTTTCTGAAAGTTCTTCTTCTGCTATTTCTTCAGACTCTTGTTCTAAAATTTCTTCAGACATTAAGGTCTCCTAATTTATTTTTGTGTTTACATTTATCTAAATGATAATGTGTACAATTATTTATTATATTTAGTAAATTCATAATTTTGACATAAAAGTTTCAAAGGCGGTAATCTGACCCTCAGTTGTAGATTTCAATTTCAAAGATTTTTCGATTCGGGCGATGTGGCGTTCATCAAGAATACCGTTATCCCAGATCCATTCTTTACCTTCCATAACACCATTAACAAATGCTTGTGGTGCGGAAGGATCGGCAACGATATCTGCAGCTGTAGCAAGATAAAAATCATCTTGTACCTGACTACAATTACGCCCCATGGGTTTTAAGGAACCCATCCCTCTAGATGAAACTCCCAAACGGGCTCCTTCATCAATGAGATTCTTTACAATTTTTCCGTAAGGTGTATCCATTATTTTTGCTCGACCCACGAAATTGTTCCCGTCTTCATTAAGTTCTTGTATCATGTGGGAAACTCTTTCAAGATTTACTGTAGGTCCCTCTGGATGTCCTAATTCACCAAAAGCTCTGTTTTGTTTGATGTAATTTTGATCATATCTTTTGGCTTCTTTTTGTAATATAGCTTTAGGATATAATCGGCCATTGCGATTCTTCACATTGGCTTGCATGAATACACCCTCAATGAAGTAATTCTTTCCTTGTTTATCGCTTTCGCAAATAAATTCTACATCTTCTAATTGTTCGCAAATAAGCTTCATGGTTCTCCTCTATCTATTTCCTACTACGAAATCAACAGGATGTCCTAGTTGTGAATTATGTTCGTAATGAGGTAAATTGTATCCTGATGGCTTTTTAGATAATTCTATCCAAATAGTATATGTGTCTCCCGATGACGCTCCAGCTGTAGTGAATTGTATGTCGCCAAGAACATTGCCAGTATCTCCGGCCGCATTTATTGAAATTGCAGGAAATTCTAAGTTATTTCCATTATATACACCATTTCCACTTAATCCGGCTATGAGTGTTTCTGTTACAGATCCGTCCCATTCTACATTTACTGTCATACCATTACATATCCATTGTATTTTATTAATAACAACATCGTAATCTTTTTCGGCTATACTTGCATATGTTTCTGTATGGTTTCCTGATACACCACCAACAATGGCATCTGTTGCAGATGCACTAGTTAATATAGATGTCACTACTTTATTTGTATTGTCCCATCCAACAACATCTACCGTACCTGCTCCAGCGACGAAATTTGTAACAAGATAATGTTCTGTTGCATCTGTTGTTATAACTTCACCAATTTTAAAATTTTCAGTTGAATTAGCTGAAAGTGTTATTGTATGTATAGCCCAGTTAAGTTCCGATAAATCTATTTTCTTAACAGATGCTTCACCTGTACCATCTGAAACATTTGTAAATTTATAAACGGTTCTTGTTTCTGTGTCTAATAATTTTTGACTTGTTACTAAATCAACCATTTGTTACTTCCTCGGTAGCCGGTTCTTCTGCAGTAGGATGTTCCTCAACATCTGCGATTTCATTTTTATGTAAAAAGGAATTTGCAATTTCTCTTTTCTTGTCTTCGAATGCTACCATAACTTTTTGTTGTAGTGCATCATTAATTGCGGTCTTCACTTGTGCAGCATCACCCTTAAAGGCATATGATACCACATTGTCAATGGCAGTTGCATCGGACATATATTCTCCTATTAAATCTCTATTATATTTATACTATTTATAAATTTTAACCACTTATTACTTTTAAATCTGGTTTTCCCTCTGATGGATCAAATTCTGACCATTGATCCTGAGGTTCTTCACCTTCGGCTGGTTGACCCTCCGCCTTCTCTTGTTCAATTTGTTCTTTAATTTCATCTATTTCCTCTTGTGTCAACTTGAGTATATTCTTATTTATATACTCTTTGGAGAAGAATTTACCAACAACATCTTCTCTATAACCCATGTCCTGAACTAATATACCTAGTCTTTCTTTCATCATTTGGGAATCTTTTAATTCCATAAAATGTGAATCAGACTGCCATTCGTATATTATTTCATCTTTTATGAGTTTCCAATCAGTTGATGCAATTACACCTTTAAGTAATAATTGCTTCTCAATGAGATCATTGAACAACATTTGAAATCTATTTCTTAATCTTTCAATAAAACGAGTAAATTTAACTTCATCCCTTGAAATTTCCTCTGCTCTTCCTAGTATAAAACCTGAGTCTTGTTCTAACCGTGAAGGGGGAACATTAAGTGCTTTATATAATTTTGTCTTGAAGTACTCAACATCTGCCAATTCACCAAGGTTCTCCCCTCCAGGCAATGTTGAAATTTCTGTGCCTCTTCCACCTTCTCTTCGTGGAAGCCAGTAATCCTCTAACATACTCATATGTTTACGATCATCTTTAATCTCACCCGATTGTGAATCATATACAAGTTTGTTCTTGTATTTGTTCATGATATCACGTAAATATTGTTCGGCTTTGACTTTTGGTAAATTACCAACATCAATATAAAAAATTCTACGTTCAGGAGCACGAGAAATACGATAAATAACAACCGCGTCTTCTATCATTCGTAATTGATTAAGAGGTTTGATTGCTTTATGTAAATGACCTAATACCAACTTCCTCTCAGGATCTAATATTCCGGAATGTATATAAGAAACTGAGTCAGCTGATATTTGTATTGTTTGTCCACCTACTTGATTTGTAATTCCATACTCATTAAATAAGTAATATTCCTGAAAACCACTAGTATCGAGTTGAACGCCATCTGGGCCGTTCTTTATTCTGGGTTGTCGAATCTTTTTTATCTTTAGGGGATCAATAGGGCGTAGTTCTAATATACCACGTTTAGGATTTCTATCATCAATGATAACATGAAAATACATCCTACCATCGACATACCACTTTTTAAGTAATTCGTATCCGATTTTTCTAAAATCAAGTAAACGAACCAATTCTTTAAATTCGGTTTTAATACTTTCTTTTATATTATCAGATAGATTAGATTTTTCTAGACTTATACTAATAGGAGATTCTTCTCTATTAACAACGACCGTCTCATTAATAATATCATCTATTGCTTGATCACATTCAGGAAACGATGCCATTTCCCTATATTTCTTGATCAACTCTAATTCATTTTTTGCGAACCCCTCAAGGTCTACATATGTTCCATATGCACTCCCTGTGGGGCCGACTTCAATCGCACCGTCTTCTGGTTCAGGCAGAGCAAAAGCTTTCTTCCTTTTCTCGTCCTTATCAACTCTTCCTATAGAAAATCCAAATAATTCAATAGCCATACATTTTTTCCTATGTTAATTTTGTACTAACGACCTATCCAGTCTTGGGGTCTGGTTTCTTTGCTGGTTTCGCCGCGGTTCCTGTTGCGGATTGGGCCCAATAAGAAAATTCCCATGTTACTTCAAAAGTTTGTATCTCTGAAGTTTCCCAATCAAGTGAAATCTCACCGATTGATGAAGGCCACGCGTCATAAAAGGTAACCACATTCGTTGCTTCGGCTCCAGATTTAGTAAATTGCGAAACTGTAAGCTGACCTGTATATTTTTCCGTGGTCGTCCAGCCCTTGGTCCGTTTGTTTGTCTCATAATTGTTTAGTTGATTCAACCACCCTAATAAGGAACTTCTTATTTGATGACTTTCATCATTGTAACACTCCGTTGTCCATTGTTGAACTTCTCTATTTCCGGGAATATTTATACTTCTTCCCATATAAGAAACGGGCGTAACCTCCACAGTAGAAATAGGAAAACTTGTAGTTTTACACATAAAATTAAAGTCCCCGGGAGATGTTACTCCTGAAGGAACGGTCACCGTTGCTTCGAATAAAGATTGTAAAGCTCCACCACTGACCATTTTATCTAAAAATGTTGTAGCTGAAAAGTCTGCCATTTTTTTTCTTTCTAACGCTTCCGCGCCAATAACTGTTAAATTAAAAAAAGATGAGGAAGTTTTTTTTACAAGTACTGCCTTCGCAAGTTATCGTCTTTCCTCATCTTTATATTATTATTTATATTACTTATCCACCGGTAATTTCACTAAACTCAACACCAGAACGTACTGCTACGAATTGTAGTTGAATAAAGTTAATTGAACGTGATGGTTTTACGTAAATGTCTCCTCTAAATTCATTACGATCAATATTATCCGGAGTATTATTGCTATCATCACA